GTTTCCCAGTCACGATCGAGGGCCAAAAAGATGGAAGCCCGTGCAGCGGGTATTGAGCGCCTGTTGTATGAACGGGAAGTGCCGGAACAGTTGAGGGTATGCGAATGACCGACGAATTCGAAGAAATTGAGCAGCAGATTGCGGGCCTACGACGGATCAGGCAGATCATTGCGGAACTATGCGGAGACCCCGAAGAATGGATGAAGGCCGATCTAATTATTGCGGATCAGGCTGACGAATCAGCCGACACCATGACCAAGCTGTTTGACGAAGTGCAAGCACTTCGCCGGAGAAACCAAAAACTTGAGGCGGTGGCGCGGGCGGCTGATTGGTTACGAGCCGAAGTGACGGGAATGCTTGCGCTTGAGCGAGAATCTATAGCTGAACTGGTCAGCGAAACCAACATGCAGTGTCTTGAGCGACGCCTGAATCAGACCATAAAAGCCCTCACCGACCTCAAAGGGGATGGCGAATGAGTTATCACGGACGTATTAGTAACAGAAGTACTAACAGTTTCTTGTGATATTACTCCATCATCAAATGATCCTCCTGTTAAATCAGTCCATGAAGAATTATCATTACTAGCTCTCCATTTATAATTACCAGTTTGATCTGATCCTGTCACACTTACAAGCAGATCAAATTGATCTATAACAGTAGAATGTTCTACTCCAAAGTCAAAAGTAATTGTGTCAGCAGCACTAACTACAGTAGCAGCGCCAAAGAAAATCCTATCTAAATTAGGATTAATAAGAGCTTTGACATCTCTAGACATATCTAAAAAATTTTCAGTAGCTGTAATTCTACTAGTTCTATCAATATCTGTGTCTAGTACAGTAGTAACAGAACTTCTAGTTCTTAAGTAGACTTCTTGTATCCAAGGAGTTCCACTAGCTGTTCCACTGATGCCCAGCAAACGATAATAACGATAAGCAGTGGCATTTCCCGAAGGTTCAGTGTACCTATTGACAGCAGCTCCACCAAGAGTAAAAGAAGAACCGATGTCCGTCCAAGCACTGTCATCATTGCTACCTTGTAGTTTCCATGTGCCGTGGCTATCAGTAGTAGACTGTTTAAAGAGAATCTCAGTAACAGTCTCTGTGTTACCGGAGCCATAGTCGAATTTAATCCACTTATCAGCTACATCTACACCATTCTCTAACTGAATAGACTCAGACTCATTATTACCTAGGAGTCTATCACTAAAGTTTGTTACATCATTACCAGCGGGAGTAAAGGTTACATAAAAGGGATCTAGGTTTTCATTTACCACGATCAGTCTACCTAAACCATTAACAAACTGACAGGGAGAGGAGGTAGGTTGTCTTCCGTTGGTAGGTATAAATTGAGTAAGGTCCACCGTGAATGCTTCTCTGTTAGTAGAGAGAAGGCTGGTAGAACTTACCTCATAGAAGTGGAGGGTATCTCCCTTCTGTATAACAGTAAAGTTCAAGTCACCATCACCCGCAGCTGCTTCCCAAAGGTGTTCAACGATTGCTTCATTGGTGCCTGGGGTAGTAGCGTGAGTGGCGTAGCCTGCTTCGAAGTCAAAACCTTTACGTCTCGTAACTTTTCCATTACGAGAGAAACGAACATTGTTTGCCTGTGTCGCAGCATTAGCAGGGAAGGCAAGGGGATTTGCTTCCGTAACTAGGCCACGGGTAAAGTTACCTTCTAATACTGATCCTGCTTGACGAGGCATACCTTATTTTTCTTTCCGTGATTTCAGTTGAGCGATAGCCAGTTCAGCTTGTTCGATGGTAGTGAATGTACCTTGTAGCTCAGCTGGATTAGGCCCATTGGCTAGCTTAGCGTGCCAGAAGCCGTAAGGATCTTTACGTTGTACGTGTACTTCAGTGTTCTTATATTCGTATACACGAACATCAGGAGCATCACGATTGGGGTCATGGTCTAGTAGCATTTAAAAGGTCTTCCTTGCAAAACTGTTTAAGCGAGAGTAATTCCCTTTCTGACCGTAGGGAGACTTACGCTTCTCTGACTGTGCTTTAATCCAGAGCTGTCGTGCAGTACGTTCAGCCTTAGGATGACTAAGCTGTTTCAGTTCGGAGAAGCAGAGAGACTTCGCTTCGTTCAGGAGAATCATCTGCTGATTGGAGTCAATGTCGAAAGTGTAGGAGTCAGAAAGAGTGAAGCCAGGGATGATAACTCCATGGCACATAGTCTTACTCTTCTGTAGAGTGCTGTCCTCTGTCGCTAAGTACGAGTCGAAGATCAGCTGACTGTCATCAAAGGTGGTGTAGTAGAGAGGAAATGCATCAGTCTTGTACATAATGTTATGACTCTCACCGTTGCCTGTCATAACCATCTCTCCAACACCTGAGGTATCATTCAGTAGTCCTCTCTGTCGCTCTAGGAACGTATCAAAGGGGAGGTATGTTACCTCTACATAATCAGAGTACGTATCAGTTGCTGGTTCTTTATTGTCATAGTAGATCTCAGTGAAGGATGCAACATCGTCAGGGATAGTCATTAAGGTAGGCTTAGCACTATCACCAGAAGAATTAAGCTCAAAGACTGTAGCATGTTCAGGGAGATCTGCCTTAGTTTGTACAAAGAGGTAGGCTTGTTTAATAATGTTAGCAACCTGAAGAGACTCAGTGGTATCAGAGATACTGTTGATCTCATCACCAGTCATAGAGTTCAGGATACTTTGTGTCATCTCTAAAAGAGTAAATCCTGGCATTTTAATATTATCCTAGTAGTTCTACAAAGAAAGAACCAAAGGTATTGTACTCTTTGGCCGTTAAGAAAGAGAAGACCCAAACAAGAACCCAACCAGCAGCACCTAAAAGATACCAAGCCTTCCCTAATACTCTGCTCATCATTGGAGTAATTACTAAGAAAGCGGATAGTGTAATGCCAAGAATTGGGTAGAAAGTGATTAGAGAGTACTCTCCGTAGTTTTTAGCAATGTCGCATACTTCTTTTACTGGGGTGTCAGTGAGACATTTACCATACTCTCTCATTATTCTCCACGGTGCCCAATAACCCCTATGCAATGTTTCGAAGAGCATCATCATAGACGCTCCGTAGTATCCTACGTAGTCAGGATGCCTATCTTTTTGGAGTTTACCTGCGTATTGCCAACAAACAATACTTCCTATAAAGCAAGTAAAGATCCAAGCGAAGTTAGCAGCAGCAATTAATTGGTCTGTGAAGATAATAAACATTAGCCGCCACCTACTATAGTTTCTTTAAGACCTACAAACAAAGCACCTACAGCACCAGCAATTAAGATACCTACAACTGTCATCCAAGTTTTTCGTTCAATAGCTTCTACAGCAAGTCTGTGACGTCTAAGATGCATCATATCTCTTTGCATCTCTTTTGGATTATTCACATCAAAACCAAATCTTAAATCTAAATGTTCTAAAAACTTTTGGTGTTCTTCTTTGATAACTTCACGTATTGTTTCTTTATCCGCAGTGTCCATTAGCTTTTAGCTTTCTTAGGCTCAGGCTTATCAGCTTTCTTTACGTTGCCGTATTCATCTTCAATCTTCTTCAAGAGGCGTTCTTCAATATCAGCAATAAACCCAGCCATCTTACCTACGTGTTTATCTTTAGGAGCTTTAGACTTAGCTCTAATCTTCTTTTGTTTTCTTTTCTCTATTTCTTCTTTAATATCTTTTGTCATTATGCATCGTACCCTGTGAAAGTTATCTCAGCAAGATGAGTATGCTGGCCTGTGTCTGTTTGTCCATCAACGTATACCCAATGATATCTGTATCCCGTAGCAGTTGTTAGATCATCTTCTTCCAGTGTAATAGTGTTAGTTCCATTAATGTCTGTAAAAACGGAAGAAGAGCCTAGCAAAGTACCATCAGTTCCGTTAGACGGAGAACTATTAGACCCATAACAATGAATTTGATAATCTTCATTGCCTGCTTCACTGAAACCCCAATTGCTAGAACCATAGGCAGACATCTCAGTGATAATCCTAGAGACTCCAGAACCCCAATCACAACCTACATATCCATTATGTTGCCCTGATCTAGAAGCGCAAGCTGTAGACGTTTGACTAGTTGTCCCATCACGAGCAGCGGATAAACCTCCTCGTGCTGTCATGTCTCCAAATACGGCAGACTCATCAGTTAACACAGAACTAACAGGTGCTCCACCAGACGATCTAATATAAATAAAGTTACTCATCTTACGGGAGCCTAAACTGTAATTCAACCAAGAGACCTTTGGCAGCAGTTCCACTATGAACTGCGTCTACATCAATACGGAGTTGATCTCCTGTTACTACATCATCAGTTGCTGTATTAATCACAGCAGGAGTGGCAGCAGTAGAGCTGTCTGTTTCTCCACTGTCAATTGTAATCTTTGTGCTTAACATATCAGCAGTATCTGTAACATTATGAATTTGTACATCTAGAGTCCCTGTAGTTCCTGCTGTTTGAACCTGAGCAGCTACACCTACAAGATCCATTCCACTCATAGTAGATGGAATACGGAAGAATAAATCCCCTGCTCCATCACCAGTGGCTGTGTCTTCACTATCATCAAAGACTAGAAACTGACAAACAACAGTACCGAAGTTACTTCCTGCAAGAGAGTCAGGACTGATAGTTCTTCCTGTGTCGGTACCTGTGTTAATCTCAGCAGCAGTTGCTATCTCTGCGATACCAGCAGCAGTTGTACTAGCTACCTTAGCAGCTAGATTAGCTGGGGTAACTGCCCTTGCTGTATCAGTACCAGTGATCGTTTCCGCATTTGTAGCTAACTCTACAAGGCCAATAGCAGTAGCACTAGCAGTCTTCTGATGTAAGCCAGCAGGAGTTACTGCACGTTCAGTATCACTGCCTGTGGTTACCTCAGCATCTGTGGCTAACTCTACAAGACCTTTATTGGTTGCAGTAGCATCTGGCTGCACTTCTTCAAACACAATAGCAGTAGTATCTAGAGTTCCTCCTTCATTAGAAGTACAGAACCAAATAGTATCTGCATTAGCTGTACCTTCTTGAATAATGATTATCTTACCTGGGTGTTCGTCAAAAGTATCGAAGTCACCATCTCTTGAGGCTGCACCACTTGCAGGAACAACGTACACACCATCATTAGCATTACCACCAGAGGTAGCTCTAAGAATTAATTCGCCTGTAGCTATAGTAACACCATCGATTGTCTGACCATTAGCGTATCCACCAGCAGATGGGTCAGTGCCTGTAGTATCTAGGACACGAACAGTATTAGTAGGTACAGTAGCTGGTCCTGCTGGTCCAGTAGCACCAACATTACCATTAGGGACTACAAGAGTTTGAATAGCAGCACCATTGTCGATAGTACCACCATTGACTGCTACAGTTACAGTAGCTGTCCAGTAGCCTGTCTGATCGGAGAATACACTATCAAGAGTTAAGATGACAAACTTAGATTTATCGTTCCCCTGGAAGATATAGATTGTTGCTTTTGGGGTGCCTGTAGAATTATCCCACTGTTGGATAAGGGCTTCAATGTTTGCGGAGTTACTATCAACGTCATCGAACGCAATAGACGTGATGCTTCCTTGAGCAGCGTTGCCTCTAACCCCACCAGTCCCAGGATCACCAGAGGTAGCGGTATTCCATGTGAGAGGTATAGCAGCATCAGTACCATCAGTTCCATCTGTTCCTGCCGCTCCTTTTACGTTAACACCAGAGTCTGACCATGTTCCTGAAGACAATGTATAGAGGTCTAGATCAGTGCTATCACTATCAATCCATACAGAACCATCAGCTTCTCCTGTAGAAGGGGCTGAAGCTTGAACAAAGTAGCTGGCTGGATTAGAGAGAAGAGTGCCGATATCCCCTTTACGAAGGGGCTCAGTATCACCACTAGGAGCTGGTAGGTTGATGATGGTATTACTATTCATATCCAAGGTAGCTTCCATGGTATTCGTAGCAGTACCGTCACGACTCAAGGTATTCTCTATAGCAGCTTCAATCAAAGCATTGTTAGCATTGACTGCTGCAATAGCTGTCGTCTCATTACCTACAATGGACGTCAGGTCAGTAAGGGTAAGTTTAGCCATTCGTTGGTTTTTCCTTAATAAGTATTGACCATGCAAATCCTAAGACTGTGGGCAAGAGACCTAAAACAATTTGGAGGAGATTGTCTGACATGTAACCAGTTGAAACAAGTAATCCTCCAAGTGCAGTAAGTGTGTGTCGGATACGTCCAAGGGCAACCCCTTGGTCAACCTGTTGGTTTTCTATTTCTTTGAATATGCTCTTGAGGTCGTTAATATACCCAAGGAGCCTTATTGCCTTGAACGGACCCATGATGTTAGCTTGCCTTCTTCTTAACAGCAGACCAAGCGAAACCACCGATAGTACCGATAGCACCGACAACCTGCATCAAAGTCTCAGAGTCGAGAGTTCCTTTAGTGACAAGGAAGCCACCGAGGAACGTAAGTACGTGGCGGACTGCTCCACCCCATATAGCTTCCCATTCTAGATTAGCCATTGATTGGATTTTCCTTTTCATATTTACGGAGGACTGGCCATGATCGATTGAACCATAGCTTCCTATGAGACATACCATTCGGGGTAATAGAAGAGTTAACCCGACCTACGTTCACCCCGCGAGAAATCGCTAGTCGGTCATTCTTATCTGCGTATTTATTAAGATCGAGCTTCGTCCAGTAGTTGAGAGAAGCATCGAGAAGATCCAACATATTCGACGTTGGTGTTATACCGAACCGTTCGTAGTTGTCTCTTCCTGTAACTTGTAGCCACCCATAACCTCGATACTTCCAACCATCTCCAGATGCTTCACTACCATTGCCAAGGCGATTGGCATAGGCTCTGGAAAGAATAGCTTCGGGATTGTTAGCATACTTCTTAGCTTGGGAAGCTGAGAAATACTTTGGAAAGATCTGACGGAGTCTCTTTTCGGAGTACATTCCGCTCTCTCTGATTTTCTGGAAGCCACCTGTTTCTGCTCCTACTTGACCAAGGAAATGTGACAACCTCAATGGATTGTCTAAGACACCATGCTGTTGCATTAAGTCTTGTGCTTTGTCAGAAGTGAGGAACTTAATATAAGTGTTGTTGCCTTTAGGGGCAATAGCTTTCAAGTCCTCATACGTCATACGCATACCAGTAGGTACCTGGGGTACGTCTTCTGTTTGGACTGTAATGGGCGAGTCGGAGACTAGAGTTATCGTGTACATGTTCGCCTCAATAGGTAGATGAGGGAGCCGAAGCTCCCCCAACAGTTATTACGGAATGTAGTATTCAATCACCAAGCGGGCTTCACCAGCCGTAAAGCTAGCCGTGCCTGCCTCAGCAGAGACTAGATAGCCTCCAGCATCAGCACCCAAGACTGTACCGATCAGGGCACCGTCACAGGCAATGGTGTCACCAACTGCGTCAATGGCAGTAACAGCAACAGCTGCATCAATACCATCATCGTCTTCGTCAGTGAAAGCAGCTTCCTGATCCGATGCCTGGACTAGACCAATATCTAGCGTAGCAGTCGCACCAGCAAAAGCAGTTAAGACTTGTAGTTCTGCGGACTTGAGGAAAGCACCTGCTGGGATGCGGGTGTTCCAGTCGAGAACTGTGGTAGGATCTGTAGCGTCATCATAAGCCTTCAGATCCGTGGCAATGAGTTCAACAACAATAGTGTGGTTCTCACGTACTCCGCCAACTTGGCCTCCTCGTGCAACCTCTGCCTCACCTGTACCAAAACGGACAGTAAGACCATCGTCGTTAACCCACTGATTCAAATCGCGTGCCATGTTAGTATTCCTTTCCTTCTAACTTAGCTAACCTGATCCGTATCAGAGACAACCGTAACAAGGTTCTCAGGACGGAAGAGTTTGAAACCATAGCGAGCCGTGGTGACATACTCATCACGCTGATGATCCTTATTGTACTCGGAGTCAACCTTCGGAGGCTGGCGCAAGCTACCAACAAACGGTTGGACACCAGAGTCAGCACTGAAGAAGAGGTTAGCAACACCAGCAGCGGAAGTCTTAGAACCACCAGAGTTAGTGCCGTTAATAGTCTCGTTGACAGAAGTCTTGAGGTTATCAGATACCCACACGTCGAAGCCATAGATGTTCATGAGGAAGCGCATGCCAGTGGACATACCATCGCGAACGATGCCTTCCCATGCCTTATTGTTCGACACGTTAGTAAGGTTAGTGAGAGTAGATAGAGTGTATTCAACGGACGGGTCAACAATCGCAACGAGGTTCGTCATCGGTACGTTCGCCTTACGGAGAGCATACTTAGCGAGCGCGAAGTCCTTGACAGCCATCACTTCGTTAGTGCCGTTAGCAACAAAGCGGTGATCGGCACCGTTAATTACGTTCGGATTAGAAGCAGTTTGACCATCCGGGCCAATAGCCAGGACGTCAACTTCCATTGCTTTCATGATAGCTCGGTGCTGTTTAGGCGTGAACGAACTAACCAATCGAGACATATAGAAGCTATCTTGCTTCATCTTCTCAGTGATGTACGTAGCCGAAGACTTGTATTTGTTGATCGTGAAAGTGAAGTTACCAGTATCCATTGCGGTATACTTGATAGCCTGACCTTCAGCATAGTCCATGACTTCGTGCTGACCGATGGATGGGATATTAAGAGTGTCCCCATCTGGAAAATCAGTGATGAAGTCGACGTAAGACATTGCGAACAATTCATCCTCTAGAACTTCTTTGATCTCAGTAGACCAGATGTTCGAACGGATGAGATGTTCATTAGAGCCAGTTGTAAACATTGGTTATGAACCTTTCGATTTATTTATCGAAGAAGCTCTCTCCCATTTTCATTGCAACATTGTGCATTTGATTTTGAAATTGTGGAGACCAATAACGCTTAGGGTCTTCTACCCGAACCTTATCAAAATCTGATTGCTTGGTCATACCAGTAGGGACAACGGGAGCAGAGTCAGAGTTGATATCAGATGCAGGAGGTGGAACAATATCAGAAGGTGGCTTCGCGTCTTCGACCATCAGCTTCAGGAATGCCTTCGGCTGTGTAGCAGCCATAGTCTGAAGGTCATCTGTGCTGATCTCTAGAGCCTTTGCACGCTTCGTTAGTTCAACCTTGTATTGAGGACCGTAAGCCTTTTGGGCTTCTTCGTGTACAGTTTTAACGTTGATCTCCTGTTGAGATCGGTTTTGTTTCTGTTCAAAACGCTTCTCCATCTCTGCATAAACTTCTTCTACAGTGAGGGAGGGGGCGGGATTTTCTTTTGTTGGCTCATCTCGTTCAGAAGGGTTTGGTGTACCTTCATTACTAGCAGATGGTTTGTCAGCAAGCTCTCGTTCAAGTTTCATCTTTTCCATGAATTGTTCAAGAGTAGTGCTCTTTCCTAGGTCTTGTCGCAACCCAGCATTTTCTTCTTGTAGGCGTTGGATGAAGTTGTCACTTTCAACCTTCGCACGGGCAAGAGCCTCAGGGTCTTTAAACTTCTTACCTTCTCCCACTAGCTTATCGTAATAGGCTTCAGCGGAGATCTCATCAGGTTTGACGAGGTGTTCAGGAGTTGGGAGGGTCTCTTTATTGTCGTCTTCAAATAGTCCGGTCATCTTATTTTATAATTCCTTTGAGGTCATAAAGTGCTCTGGCGTATCCTTCTCTCCAACATTTCATAGCTAGAAAAGAGGGTTCTTTCATCTCTGTTTCAGATGAAGGCTTCATAAAGTCTTCGTAATCTTTATCTATGATTTCTACGAGAACCTGCCGTAAGCGCTTACTATTATTTACGAGCTCTTTACGAGCTTTCTTCTGATCTTCGTCGGTACACCCTACATACCAGCGTGTATTAAAGTGGTCCGATCTCTTGTGTTGGGTCATTGTCGAAATCATCCTCTGCTATGCCCGAAGGGGTCTGGGCATCTATAGTGGCTTGTTCTTGAGCTACAGCAGCTAGGCGTTGTGCTTCTGCTTGCTCGGTGATCCTCACGTATGGTTCCACAACTCCGAATTGATCAATCTCTAAGATGTTCTCTATGAGCTCAGCTAGTTTAATTGAGGAGAAGTGAGCCTTCAATTCTTGATCGGCTCCTAGTTGGCTACCGAAGAATGATGTGAGGTCTTGAATTTGGTTAGCCTTCTCAGCGAAGTGTTGTGCTGCTTTAGGCCTGATACGTCCGTTACCTGTGATGTCATCTGCACTCAGGGTTTCGAATGTGGAGATCTTGAACTCATTGTCGAAGACTCGAATGGTCTGTGATGTCATCTTACGACGTGCTAGTTCAAGCATTGCATTCAAGAGTTTCTCTGTTTGAGTCCTCTCGAATTGTTTGATCCTGCTCTGGAAGATACGCGAAGCAGCGTTCTCCAATCGTTGGACTTCGAACTTTGTCTTCTCTCCTGGAGTACGGAAGCCCATAGCTTGCTTAGGAGCACCTGCCATTTCTTCCATCTTCTCTTCTAAGGAGGAGATCTCAAAGTTAACATTCAAAGCATTGACATCAGGAGAGAGGATCTGTACATCTCCATCATCACCAACGTATATTCTTTCAAATGGACCCCACTCGAAATCATCAACATACCCACTAATCTTTAGAGGAGGGAAAGCTGTTAAGTCGTAGAGGTCAGCCTTGAGGTTTTCAAGGTGATCAATTCTGTACTGCATTCCGATCAGGTTATCCAAAGGACCCATCGCCCAGAGGTTATCCTGTCGTACTCGCCAACCCACATGGAAGATCGGTGCATGACCGAAGATCGATGGGTGTTGCTTCTTGACGATGACCTTGTGTCGGTCCACTACCATGATGACGTGGTTACGGAGAAAGGTATTAGTCTCTCTATCGTAGATGTCACCATAGAAGGTTAGGACTTCTGCGTGGTCACTGCCAAGGTATTCTCTAAAGGACTCAAATCCGTCTACTTGATAGAACTCATCTTTATAGTGCAGGTCTCCACTGTGTGCAGTTGCCTGCTGACGATACTGCATCAAGTACTTGAATAAGTCGTTAGCTACTTTTCTTTCTTCATCATTACTGCTCTCTTTATGCATCATGCTTTGAAGCTCACCGAGGGAGATAATTGATCTCACAATCTTAGGTGACTTCTCAAAAGAGGTGGCAGTAGGATTGAAGACAATGTCAAAAGGAGAGATACGACGGATGCGCGATCCTACATACCCCACTTGAGTTTCTTCATCATCCAGGAATGATCGCCCATCATCCCAGTCTACAGTACCGAATGCGTTACCGTAGTCAATGTAATCTAGGACAAGCTTAGCTACTTCAGTCTCGAAGTCACTACGCTCGATAGCCCAAGACATATAGTCTGTAATGGCTTGAGACTTATTAGCCTCTTCATCTACTTCAGCATCTCCTTCCCATGAGAGCCATTTACGGCGAGGGAACATAGAAGCCATGTAGTTAGAGAAGAGATTATCTCTGATCTGTGTCAGCTTAGGAATAGTAGTTTTATTATTCCAGGGGAGTTGGCTGTTAGACGTTTTAGTAGTATCAGTGGCAAAGAGGTACGCTCTTGCTTCTGCCCACTCACGTTTACGTTCAGCCCTGAGTGTATCCCATTTGATCCACTTCTCAGCGATTTGAATGCCGAGGTTATCAGGTGTGATAATAGCGTCCAGTTCGAGGACATCACTTCCTGGCTTGTGTGCAATAGCCATGTATTAAGCTACGCCTCCGAATCTAGAGTGAAAGAACTTCTGTGTGTCACGTGCTACTCTCCCAGCTATTCCTTTGGAGGGAGCTACAGCAAAGTCTATGGCTGATGCTAGGCAATCCTTCACGTCATCGTGAGGTGGATTCTGTAGGACCAACTCTTCTTCTAAAGTCTGGCAATGACCACCACGGTAATGCCATACTTGTTTATTATCATAACGAGGCTGAAGGATCGCTTCTACTCGCTCTTCCTTACTTCCCATATATCGGGTAGGACGGAAGTCTTTGATGGATAAAGCAAGACCATGAGGTTTAATATAGTTGTCTTTTAAGTCTTGTACGATCACATCTTGAGCAGCTGTTACTTCTGCTCTGATCTTCCTGAAGTCCCACTTCTGGTGGAGAGACAGGATCTTTTCGAAGTAGTCACTTATCTTCTTTGTCTTGAAGCGCTCAATGTCTAGGACATACACTTCATTGCTTGCATCGATGCCTACGACGACTATAGATGTGAAGTCTGCTCGTTTGGCTTCTGAGTAAGCAAAGTCAACAGATGCAAAGACATTGAGGCGTCTTCCTTTGATGTACCATGTACCGTCCTTTCGTCCTACGTGTGACCTGTCGTAGTACTGGAAGTCCGACGAAGTAATGGTTGCTTCTTCCGGATCATTTGGATTGTTATAGTACTGAGCTCTGAACTGAGTCTTGTCGAGGTACTGAGCTCTTTTCTTGGCTAAGATGTTCTGGTTGAAACCGAACCACTTTCCATCGTAACGTTGTGTGCGTGGCCATAGGAACTCACCTGTTCCATCGCCAATACTCTCTACTTGTCGTTCGAACACTTCATAGAGGGGAACAGAGTTGATGATGTTACCTTCTTTATCATAGTTCTCGTAGGTCATCTCAACGATGCTCTGGTATAGATCTTTAGGGTGATACCTAGTTCCTACTACCCATTCCTTTGCATCTGCACTCTCAATAGAGGAGAGAAGGGAGTATTGTCCTGCTACCTTCTGTCTGCCTTCATTAGTGTAGGCTGTGTCTTTTACAACTACGTCATCCAATACAGCGATGTCACAATGCAAACCAACAATACCAGTTGTGAGACCAGCGGTGAATACCGTGGGGTCTCGAACTGCTTCCTTCTTACGTAAGGGATGATCAACACTTATCTCCGTCTCTGTCCACTTCTCCCGTTTCCCTTCGTCTCTGTGTACCATCTCTGGCCAGTAGAGGCGGAAGGTAGGATGAGTGAGAATATCCTTGATAAATTTAAGCTGCTTGGTGGCTAGGTTAGCCGTAGAAGAGATGTAGAGGACTCTGATGGTAGGGTCCTTAGCTATAGCTTGTGCAACCCTGTAGGCGACTAGGGCACTCTTCTGGTGGTCTCTGGGGAGGAGGAGGAGCTGATGACTCTTAGCTTCACTCCTCTCCCACCAGTTGATTACATCCTCATGTACGTGACCAAGGACACGCTGAGGGTGGATCAGATTAATGAATGAAAGTAAGGATCTCTCAGCCTGTTCTCTGATCTGTTCTTTCTTAGTCGTTGTCACTAGGACGTACCATATTCAAGAACTCATGCTTAGCCATCTCCATTAGGAAGAGTACCTCAGAAGTATTAGAGGTGTGAGATGCTATACGTAGGTCACCTTCACTGTCTACAGCTATGATGACTACTTCGTTTAAGTCAGCATCTAAGGCATTCATGAGGACAGTTTCTACTGGTGTGTCTAATGTTGTAACCCCATTAAAATCTACTACATCACCCATTAATTGAGAATCCTTTTGGCAGCTTCGTCTACTAGCTTCTTCTCTTGTTGTTTCTGTAGTTTAATTTCCTCAGTCTCATCCTTAGTAGGTCGTCCTCTCTTAACGGAGGTTTCTTTATCCCAAGGACGTTCTAGGAGATACTTGAGGGCTTGGAAGGATGACTTATTGTTTGTGTCATCAGCTATATCAGTCATAGCTGCAAGGTTACGGGATCTGTCTCTAACTGCTCGTTCTTCTCGCCATCTCTTGACGTATGGCTTAAACCAAGTGCAGTTAGTCAGTTCTTTCCAATGCTCCCAGTCATCCAAGTGTTGAGTGGCGAAGGAGTACTCAGTTACATCGTTAGACGCCATATAGAGACGATAGAGAGAAGGATAACCTAGGTGGTCTACATCTTTTAAGGTATAGACAACAGAAGACTTATCCGCTTCAGTAGTCTCGAAGAAGAGTCCTTTAAGGTATCGCCTATTGGAGGCATTCCTGAATTTGGATGTCGTCTTAGACGTCGACTTGTTCTTATTAGTCATTCACGCTCGCAATCGGCTCTAAGCCGAGCCTTGGCTCGCTAAATAGAGAGAAAAGAAAAGAGAAAAGAAGAAAAAGATAATTACCTTAAGTATACTGGTAGTTCCTCTTTAAAAGATTAGCTTAAGGGGTTAACTAAAGGTGATTAACTCCTGGAGCTTTCAAGAATCCTACCTAGGTAGTGCACGAAGAATACTTCTTGTATACCTGAAGCAATACAAGTATTGTATCATACTTTGATTGGTTTGTCAAGAGAAAAATACAAGTATCTTACAAGGTATTGATAAATAAGGAAACTAAATGTAACACTAGTAGTGAACCTAGGGAATACCCTAGGTGTCTTAGAGCACTTATGTACACGTTGGGAATTACTGTGAGAAAATATGGGGGTCTAATTCATTAGGTATAGCCACGGGTGTACCCCCTAATTCTCCTATGAGCAAGTATTCCTGAGGAAATACAGCAAGAGTCTCTGGATCAGTAGACTTGGGCCGCCGATCGTGACTGGGAAAC